GTGGTACATACTAAAACTTTTCCATCAACAATGATAGTGTTAGTTGAGCAACTAGCATGAGCAGTTAAAGAAATAGTCAGTAGTGTTGCAGCTAAAATAAGTTTTTTCATTTCAATCTCCAATGATTAAAAGGTTGATAGTGCGCCAGCGCTAATCTCTGGCTTATTAATTTCATTTATGTTTCCAATGCTAAGTGATAATTGCACTCTTGTTTCAAAATCCATCATTAATTTAAACTTATCACAAGTTTAAACGTATTAGCTTACGCATTGCACTATCACGGCTGGTGACTGCCGATACAAATTTGTAATCTACGCTGCTAGCAAGAAACAATCACCATGCGTCATAGTTCGCTATTAAGCCATTACAGCCGACCAGTTAGTACCAGTCCAGTGTTGCCACAGGTTGCGATTACCTTTCCCTACTCGCTGCGTCTATTAAGGCTCGCCGTGGTCTTTTACACCGCCGCTCTGGAATTGAACCATTCCGCTCACCTTGCCTCGTTAGTTTATTGAGATAGCATCCGCTTTCAGGTAAATCTATTATAAACACAAATTATAAATTATTGCAAACTAATTATACATACTAAGTGATTTTAAATTGTGCTTATCTTTACATAAATCATAGTGCAAGTCTAATAGTGCTATGGCTTTGCTAAACTTAGGCTCATACACTTCATGCCTTGCTAGATGCCCGATACTTTGAGCATCTATGTTGGTCTTTTTAGCTATCGCTTCGTAAGTTAAACCAGCATTTCGAAGGTTTAATATTATCCGTTGATAGTTAAGTTTAATCATGCGAATAAGTCCTGTGTTTTAACTTCAACATTGTTAAAGCGTTTGCCAGCCTCTTTTAAGTTTAATACAGCCTGTTTATAGTAGCTGTCTTTTAACTCAATGCCGATTGCTCTACGGCCTAATGAAACTGCCGAAAACATTTCAGTTCCAATTCCAGCAAATGGAGTAAAAACAATTTCATTAGGGTTTGAATATAAATCAACTAATCTATCCATAACGTCTAATTGCGTTGGCGTTACGTGCTTTTCGTCATCATCTTCTTTACTATCATGGTATGGCAATAAATTACCTTCTCTTACATCATCCCAAACGCTTGAGGCGTAACGCTGCCAAATGTAATGATTTAATTTGCTAATCTTGTCATTTTCTTTTGTTGATTTAAGATGCTCAATAAGTTGCTCTGCTGTAAATTTTGTTTCATTAGCGTTATTAAATGCTTTTAACATATTGGGCAAAATAAGCGTATCGCCCGCATAATGTTGCAATCCAAATGGGTGAGTTACTGGTACTTTATTTTCACCTTTCTTTTTAAAAATTAAAATGTAATCAGGATTAGCCGTAAAGCATTTAGTTGAATCTTCAACAATAAATTTGTGCATGAGCGATTGAACCATTGTTCTTATACGAACTTTTAAAGGTTCTTTCCATACTGTAATTCTGTTTTTATATTCAAATCCATATTTTTTGTATAAATCAATAACTGCGCTTGGAAAATCTGCCAAAGTTCCATTCACTTCACAAATATCCGTAATATGCAAAGCATTAATTCTTCCTTGCTTTGTAACTCTTGCCATTTCTTTAACAAGGTATTCAAATTGCTTTAAAAATTCATCAATACCACTTACATTGCTAAAATCTCTTTCACTGCTTGAATATGTGTAAAGAGACGCAAAAGGTGGACTGTAAACAGATAAATCAATGCTTTCATCAGGCAATGATGGCAATATTTCCATGCAATCGCTGTTATAAATTGAGTATTGGTCTGTGTGTAATTGGTCTTTTGTAATCATGTCATCTCTCCATTATAAAAATTTTGGTAATGCTGCGTTATTTTTAAACTCTTTGCGAACATCAGTAAAACTGTGATTGACTGCATTTACTAAGTTTTGATGTAACTGTATAGTCTTTTGTGTTTTTTGCTCTAAAGCCTCTAAAACACGTTCCTGACCATCACTGGCCACAATGTCAATAGTTACATCACGTTTCTGGCCAAATCGCCAAAACCTGCGAATTGCTTGGTAATATTGTTCATAACTCCATGTAGGGAAAAACACAGAATGGTTACAATGTTGCCAGTTCAAACCCATGCTAGTCATCTTTGCTTTGGTGATAATTCTGTCAATGTTACCTTTGGCAAAGTTGATTAAAATATCCTCTTTTTTATCAATAGACATTGAGCCGATAATTTCCACAGCGTCTTTGTCTAATTCTTTTAGTAATGCGCTTTCCTCGTTAAAGTTGCACCAATAGACACTCGTTTTGCCTGCTGCCAGTTCTGCAGCCAATTCACAGCGAGGTTTAATTGTTTGTTGCTGTTCGTGTCTGACTTCTGTCATTGACTTAGCCACAGGCGTTAATAGTTGCACCTGACCGTTAATGTCAATTAGTGATTGGTTTTCTACTGAATGATAGTTTTTAATTAATTGTGGCAATTCATAACCGTCATCACTAAAGCCAATATCACTAGGTTTTTTAACCATGATTGACCATTGATTTACCCACGCAAAAAAGTCTTTTTCAGCATGGGGTTTAAGATAGAACTTTTCACCGATGTTGCGATTATTGCTATCAACAGAGTTTTGGTTGTTTTTGAAAAACTTGGTTAGCATATCCATGTAACCCATATACCCCAAAGCCTCGCTAGACGTTCCTAATTCAATAAAGTCATTAGGGCTTGGTGTTGCTGTGGATAGGAAACGATATGGCACTTTTTTAATGAAAGCGGTTATCTGCTCTTTAATCTTTCCGTCAAAGTTTTTTAAGATAGAACTTTCATCAAGTATCACGCACTCAAAATCAGACGCATTAAAAAAATGTAAACGCTCGTAATTGCAAACAACAATCTTTTTTGTAAATTTACCGTCTTTGCAATGTTCAATGTCATCAATGCCAAGTTTTTCAGCTTCATCTAAAAACTGAAAGGCCACAGCTAAAGGCGTAAGAATTAAAACGCGCTTGTTATGAGTTAAAACAATATTGTTTGCGATGGATAACTGAATTAAGGTTTTACCAAGTCCAGTATCGGCAAATATACCAATACGGCCTTTTTGAACTGCTTTGTCTATAATGTATCTTTGAAAGTCGAAAGCAATGTCTGGAATCCAGTTTGCTTTAAACCCAAAGTTGCCAATAGAGTGCTTTTTTGCCTCTATAAATTGTGAATAGTTCATCATATCTCCAATGTTTAACCCGTAACTTATTATAATTTAATTTTAAAATTTATTGCAAACTATTTTTTAACATTCAATAATCATTTTTGCTTCATTCCCATATCCGCGCATAATCGTTATAGGTTCAAACTGCTTGTCATCAATGTTTAATGCTTTGGCTATTCCATCAATGGCAGCTTTACTTGCGCTTAAAAGATTATCTAAATCACGTTTACGCTTATCTGACTGCATAAAAGTTATTTTTAAAGGTAACGTATCAGCAGGTTTAAATTTTCCGTTTACGCGCTCTGTAAATGCTATTGTGAAGGCTTCTAGCATTACTTCATTTTTAATCTGTACTGTTTTTGCCCAGTGTTGCCCATTTTTGCGATTAGGCATAAGTTCAGAGCGTGGATAACTTAACTCAATAATCATAATAAACCTTTGTCTATTAGCCTAAGCTGAGTTTCAATCATGCCTTCGTAATGCGCTAATTTTAAGTCTGTAATGCTTAAATCTGTTTTTAATCGCCTATCAACTGCATCATGGCAATTTGAGCAAGCATAAGCGCCGTGTATGTCAGTTACTTTTTGCGCCATGCCATGCCCGAACCTAACGCCATTTATGTGAGCAAACACAACCGTTTCGTTATTATGATTGCATATATTAGGCAATCTGATTGTGCAACTTTCACCTTTTGCGCTTTGTGTAATTTTGCTCATGATAAACTTTCAAAGTAAAATCCATTTTCAGCGGCATATCGCAAGCAGTTATCAAAATAAGTTGCCATTTCTGCCGTGTTAAGTTTAGCGGTGCTTAGTAAGCGTTTATGGCTTTCACCGTCAATCTCGGTTATCTCGTACAAAAACTTAAAGCGAAGCAAATCGTGAGTGAAGTCTTTATCATATCCAAAGTGATTGCCAAACTGCGTTACAAATTCCCAATACAGCGCATTTGCGTTTTGGCTGCGTTTACTTTTACGCTCACTTACATTAGCCACATAATCACCAGTTTCAACAAGCTGTGTTACCTTGCTGATGAAGTTAGGTAGATTGTGTTTTGATAGGTGAAAGTTTTTAATCATGATTAATTGAATTATCTTTTTCCATTTCTTCTGCCCACTCTTTAGCAATTAATCCTGCACCAATCATTTCAGCGCCATGTGCAGATAGTGGATTTAATCCGTAGTAATAATCAATAGCAGTTCCTACTTCTATCATTTCTTTAGATAATTTATGTAATCTATTTATAATTTCTTTTTTAGTCATAGCAATGTTCTCTATGCAACTCAATCAACTTAGCACCTAGCTTATAGCTTATGTCAGTCTTTACGCCGTAACGTGCCATTTTTTGAAGCCTTGATGGCTGAACGTCAATCTCTCTAGCTACTTTTGCTAAAGGCTTATAATTGCGTCTTAATTCAATTAATATTTTTTGCCAGTTAACCATCAATCACTACTCCTAAAGCCTCACGCGCATACCGCAAACTAATATCAGGATATGCACTAGGGTTAGCAATTATTTTACGCGCCCACGCTTTCATATCTCGTTTAGGCTGCGTCATTTTTTCTACCGCCTCTTTTACCTCCATTGCATGACGGTGATTTTCAGCTTTAGCCAACGGACTTGGTAAACGTGCAAATATTGTTGGCTTTGGCTTGCATAGTTCAATGATGTCTTTAACAGTAGGCATATGTTTGCTACTATCAACCCAGTCATCAAATGCTTTGCTTACAGTTTCAAATTCATATTTTTCAAGTTTAGAAAACCAGTAGCGCAAAGTTTCAATGTCAAATTCTTTATTGTCATAAGAATTGCAAACAATACGCATCATCAGCATAAATGGCTTTTTGTCTTTATCAATCATCAGAATGGCACTCCGTTATCGTTAGGCTCTTCATCTTCCCATTTTTTTGAGTTAATATAGCTCGCTGGATATGGGATATATTTTCCACCGTCTTTAATCCAATCCATGCTTTCTTTTTGCCAACTTAAAGCATATAAAACATTATCCAAAATTGGCTTTTCTTTCTTCCATGCTTTTATTGCATCACCTTTGTTTTTCTTTTTTGGGTAGTTTAGCCAGAAAGTTTCAAAATCTTGCTCATATGAATTTTTAACCTTAACTAAACTTACCTTACCTATACTAACCTGTGATTCCAAACTGTATACATCCTGTATACATTCTGTATCCAATGTGTATACATTGTTTTCTTTAAGAGATAATTTATCCTTCTCTTCTGTATAAACAGTTGGCTTGTAGCGGTCTTTCTGAATTAGATTGTGTATGCGCCAATGCTTAATTACGCACACACCATTTTGAAATGGAATAACAAAGTTTTTAGCTAGCAATAACTTTAAATCGTCATCATTACAACCTAGCATCCTTTGTATTTTTTTTGCATTATTTATAAATCCGTCATCATCAGCTCTCATTGATAAATGAAAATATAAACATTGACTTGATAGCGGCATATCTAAAAAAGCATCACTATCAATTATTGTTTTAGCAAACATTCTACGCTCTGCCATATAAAACCTTTAACCAATAAAAAAGCCGCTAACCAACATAGTGCAAGTATGTCAATTAACGGCTAACTGCTTAATAGCAGTAAGTAAATCAGCCTCTTGCACAAGCATTACTTACTACCACTACAACAT